TCCGGCAAAATTTAAACCAGCTGCCACTGACAGAGATTTAGAAGCAAGATATGAGGGCAACACAGATTCTATAAATTTTACTCCTGAATATTGGTCAAAGTATACAACAGAAACTGACACGTTTTCTAAAATCCAAGGCGGTGAATAATGACTATCAATAAAAAAGAATAAAATGCAAAATATATACAGTTTTACGTTTCCTAACGTTGGTTTTATGGGTGCAGAACTCAATGACGATGAATTTGCTCCTATACTGGCAGAAGTTAACGAAATGGAAAATAACTTTGGTACCGCCAAGCCTATGAATGATTCGTTAGTAGGACATATTCGCCATCAATATTTAATAGTTAAATCGCATGACCTCATTAAGCGAATATCTATAGAAATGGCCATGCGTTACCAGCAAGTTTTTCAATCATTCAAACTACCTCCCAATGCCGATCTTCACATGGAGGGAGCATGGGTTAATTTTCAGCAAAAGCATGAATTTAATCCTCTACATAATCACACCGGCGATTTAAGTTTTGTAATTTATGTAAAAATACCCTATCTTATCGAAGACGAAAAAAAGTTTACAAGCACGGTACCTGCCCAGTTTCAAACTCCTGGAAGTTTTATATTTCATTACACTGATGCATTAGGACAAATTTCACCGTGGACGTTGCCAACTGATAAAACTTACGAGAAAAGAATAATTATTTTCCCTGCTAAGATGATGCATGTGGTACACCCATTTTATTCTTCAGACGATTTTAGAGTGTCTGTTTCTGGAAACTTAAAAGTTGTTCCAAAATCCAAGGCGGTGAATAATGACTATCAATAATAGATTATATAAAAGAACAGAGGTTAAAGGTCCTCAATCTTATTCACAAATGCCTAAAACTAAGGTGTATAAAGGATTTAGTACCATAAATTCTGAAAGTGAAAACTTTGCGCTGTATGATCTTGCAATGATCAAACAGGATCTACTCAATCATTTCCATATAAGGCAGGGAGAGAGATTAGAAAATCCCCAATTTGGATGCCTAATCTGGGATTTACTATATGAACCATTTACGCCAGACGTCAGGAATGCCATCGTAAAAAATGTTGAAGAAATCATTAATTTTGATCCCAGAGTAAAGGCAGAACAGATATTAGTAACACAATACCAGTCTGGTGTACAGATAGAATGTGAACTGATCTATCTTGACTACAACATTGCAGAGCAAATGCAATTTAAATTTGATCAAGATAATGGGTTGATAAGTTAAGTGCGTGTTTAATTGTAAAAATAAATATAAAAAGGATCCTTAATGTCATCTACCGACAGACAAAATAGACTTTTAGTAGCAGAAGATTGGAAGAAAATTTATCAATCTTACAAGAATGCTGACTTTAAGTCTTATGATTTCGAAAACCTACGCCGGGTGATGATATCTTACCTACGTGAAAATTACCCAGAAGATTTCAATGATTATATAGAATCAAGTGAGTATCTAGCCCTGATAGATATGATTGCTTTTTTAGGGCAAAGTATCAGTTTTAGAGTTGATCTCAATGCCAGAGACAACTTTTTAGAGCTATCTGAACGTCGTGAAAGTATATTACGTCTTGCAAGACTTTTAAGTTACAACGCTAAACGTAATGTTGCTGCTAATGGCCTTCTTAAAATTACATCAGTATCTACTACCGAAGCAATCATTGATTCAAACAACAGAAACCTCAGCGGACAAAATATCCTGTGGAATGACGCAACTAATCCTAATTGGTACGAACAATTTATTAAAGTTATCAATGCAGCACTAGATCCAAATCGACAATTTGGAAAACCTGACATCAAAACTGATGTAGGTGGCATACCATCTGAACAGTACAGATTCAGAAGCATAAATCAAGATGTACCTGTGTTTAGTTTTACTAAGGCAGTTGACGGCCGTAATATGACTTTTGAAATTGTCAGTACTGTGCTAGACAGTGAAAATAATATCATATATGAAGAACCACCAGCGCAAGGAGTAAGGCCCGCCTTCATTTATAGAAATGATGGAAAAGGCACAGGTAGTCCTAACAGCGGATTCTTTATGCATTTCAGACAAGGACAGTTGAATACTGGTGTTTTCACACTCGACCAACCCAGTAACAATGAAGTAGTAGATATAAATGCGGTCAATATTAACGACAGTGATGTATGGCTTTATAGATTAGATAAAAATAATAGGGAAAGTGAACTGTGGACTCAGGTGTCAAATTTCAAGGGCAACAATACAGTATACAATAGTCTTTCAAAAAATATTAGAAATTTTTATAGTGTGATCAGTCGTGTCGGTGATAGAATAAGTCTTAACTTTAGTGATGGAATTTTTGGTAATTTGCCTTTAGGATCATTTAGGATTTATTATCGTGTGAGCAATGGTTTTTCTTACACTATAAATCCCAGAGATATCCGTGCTATCACAATCAATCTGTCATATTTTAGTAATACAAATCAAGTAGAAGTGTTAACTTTAACCTTAGGATTAAATTCTTCGGTCGTTAACAGTAGTGCAACAGAATCTAATGATTCTATCAAATCAAATGCTCCTGCAATATATTACACACAAAATCGCATGGTTACAGGAGAAGATTATAATCTTAGTCCGCTGGCAGTCAACCAACAGATATTAAAGATTAAAGCAGTAAATAGAAGTGCCAGCGGTATAAGCAGATATTTTGATTTAATAGACCCCACAGGCAAATATAGTAAGACTAATCTATTTGCTGATGACGGTGTAATTTATAAAGAGAATTACACTGATAGTTTTAGATTTAATTTCACAACTAAAACAGATATAGAATTTGTAATCTACAATCAGCTATTGGAATACCTACGTAGTGATAATTTAAAAAATTATCTTTATACACAGTACAGAATAGATACCACGCTTACTATTAATGCGGCATGGTTTAATGTCACTACTGATACAAATCAATCAACAGGATATATTGGAGATAGCGTAGATGGCACAGTTTTTAAATTAGGCAGTTTTACATCTACTGATTTGAAATATATTGAAGCGAACGCATTAATAAAATATACTGCTCCACCTGGCAAATATTTTGATAGGTCTTCAAATAACGAATTAAAAACAGGTAGCGCCACAGGTAAGAACAGTGCCACAGTGATTTGGACCAAAGTGGTGGGGGTCACTGGTGACGGCGCTGCTAATAATACGGGCGTATTGACTACGGGGCTAGGACCAGTTGTACTAAATGAAAATATTCCAAGCGGCGCTTTAATATCGATAATTATTCCTAAATTAAAATCCACTTTAGAATCTAGTGTCATTACAACCATAATAGATTTAATATTTGACAATAAACCATTTGGATTACGTTATGATATTTTAACAAGGCAATGGGCTATTGTTTTTGAATCCAATCTTAATCTAGTTGAAACGTTTAATCTAGGTAAGGCCGGCGACAAATCTAATCAACAATTAGATGCAAGTTGGTTAATATTGTTTACCCCTGATGAAAATTTTTATACAGTGGAATCTAGATTATTGCGCTACATTTTTGAAAGTGATGCACAGGTAAGATTTTATTACGATACAAGTGATAAAATTTATGATACTAGAACAAACACCGTGATTAAAGACACTATTAAAGTTCTTGATATTAATACCAAACCTGGTATCACATCTCCGTTTACATTTGATAGAGATTGGGAAGTGTTGCAAGAATTCCAAGGTTTAGATGGATATGTAGATACTAAAAAGATTGAAATTACTTTTTCTGATACAGACGAGGATGGAGTTGTAGATAATCCAGATTTCTTTGATGACATAGTAGATACAGCTATTCTCAATCAAAGTAAATTTATAATTTTAGAAAAGTATAATATTGGAGAAAGACAAGAGGATTATAGATACATTTCTAATATCGATCAAAAAGTTATTGTTTTTAGTTCACAAAATTTGATCGGAAATTTAAATTCGTATGACGACGGACAATATTTTTATTTCATAGATACAGATGTGGTTAAAAAACTAGACGCAATCGCTAGTGAATTAATAGTATCATTGGATTACAAAGTTTTTGTTGGAAGAGATAAATTGAAATTTCAATACATTCATAATGCAGATAATGAAACAAGAATAGATCCAGGTATTACAAATATTGTTGATTTATATGTATTAACTAGATTGTATGATACACAATTTAGACAATACATTAATGGCGTAATAGATGATTTGCCACTGCCACCTAGCAGCAGTCTTCTATATAATGATATTAACCCTTCTTTGAGTAAAATCAAAACAATTAGCGATGAAATCGTTTATCATCCTGTAAAATACAAAATTTTATTCGGTAGTAGTGCGGCAATTAGTCTACAAGCAACTTTTAAAGTCGTCAAAAATACAGAACAGGTAATCAGTGATAATGACGTTAAAACAAGAATATTATTAGCAATAAATCAGTTTTTCTCAATTGATAATTGGGACTTCGGTGATACTTTTTACTTTAGTGAACTTTCTACATATGTTTTAGCACAACTTACACCATACGTTGTTAGTTTCGTAATTGTACCGAAGGCAGACAATTTATTTTTTGGAAGTCTTTTTGAGATTACCTGCGAAAAGGATGAAATTTTTGTTAGCAGTGCCACAGTGAATGACATCGAAATTGTCACTGGAATTTCATCTAGTAAAATTAAAGCGATCGGCGCCATAACAACAAGTGAAAGAATAGCTAATAAAAATCAAATAACCAGCGCCACAAATAGTGGATCCAGCGGAGTTGTTTCAAGCTCAGGTTATAGTTCTAGTTCATCGAGCAGTGCATCTGTAAGTTCGAGCCCAAGTCCGAGCCCGAGCCCAAGTCCAAGTCCAAGCCCAAGCCCAAGTCCAAGTCCAAGCCCAAGCCCAAGTCCAAGTCCAAGTCCAAGTCCAAGCCCAAGTCCAAGTCCAAGCCCAAGTCCAAGCCCAGGCTACGGCGCAGGAGGTTCATAATGGCCTATAATAGAGAACAAAATGAATATCCTGTGCCGTTAGATCCAAACTCAAGGAAAACATCTAGATTATTACCCCGTTTTTATAGAAGTGACACAAATAAAAAATTTGTAAGTGCCACGCTGGATCAATTGATTCAGCCCGGATCTGTAAAAAAAGTAAATGGGTTTATAGGACGCAGGGACAGTAAATCTGCAACAGTAAATGATATATTTGTAAATGCGTCGACAGTAGACAGAGAAAATTATCAATTAGAACCGGCAGTGGTTATTAAAGATGATTTTGACAATGTGATTTTCCACAAAGATTACCTTGACCATATAAACCATATTAGTGTGTTAGGCGGCAACACAAGTAATCATGCAAGATTAAATTCACAAGAATATTACAGTTGGGATCCACAGATAGATTGGGACAAGTTTGTAAACTTTCAGCAATATTATTGGTTATCGTATGGACCAGATGTAATAAATGTTTTCGGCCAACAAAAAGAAATACAAAGTGAATTTACAATTACCTTAGTTGACGAAGGTGATAACAACGCTTATTTGTTTACTCCGGACGGCCTTACTAGAAATCCGTTGATAAAATTATATAGAGGACAGACTTATAAATTTAATTTATCTGCGGTTGGGCATCCTTTCAGTATTAAAACTGCTAGATCGAGCGGCACATTAGACAGATATAATTTTGGAGTGGTCCATGAGGACAGCGGTGGCAGCACGTCAGTAGGAACTTGTGTATTTGAAGTGCCGTTAGACGCCCCTAATGTGTTATTTTATGTAAGTGAAAATGATGTAAATGTAGGCGGTGTATTCCAGATACAAAGTATTGAGGAAAATACAGAAATCAATGTACAAGATGAAATTTTAGATAAAAAAACCTTTACAATGGGAAATGGTTATCCTATGAGTAATGGAATGAAGGTTAAATTTGTTGGCGAAGTCACTCCCCAATCTTATAAAATTGGTTATTGGTATGTAGAAGGTGTAGGCAAAGCTATTAAATTAATTTCTGATAAAGACTTAGAAATTGTCAGCGGTTATAGCCGGCAAAAGAACGTTTTATTTGATGACACTGCTTTTGATAATTTGCCATTTGATGATGCCAGTTCTTTCGCCGGCGACAAAGATTATATTACAATTAACCGCGCCAGCACAGATAAAAATCCATGGAGTAGATATAATCGTTGGTTTCATAAGGAAGTAATAGAAAAATCGGCACTTATTAACAATAATGTTCCTGTACTGGATCAAGCGACTAGGGCTAATCGTCCTATTATTGAATTTTCTGCTGGTTTAAAACTTTATAATTTTGGCACAACCGCTAAGGCCAATGTTGATCTTATAGATAATTTTACCACTGACGTTTTTAGCACCATTGAAGGTAGTTTAGGATACAATGTTGACGGGGTTAATCTCGCGGACGGCCACAGACTTTTAGTTGCCGCCGACACAGATATTAGAGTAAACGGCAGAATATTTCAAGTTAAATTTATTGATGTGCAATCAGGATTAGGACGTAGAAAACAAATTACGTTAATAGATACTAGTGACTCTCAGCCAATTGTAGATCAAACTGTGCTG